AGATTCAAAATCATATTCGTTGGACCGCACTTACTGCATGGGAAATTTTAGATCAATACAAGGAAGAATATCAAAGATTAGTTGTAGCCTTTGAAAAAGGACTCCCAATGGAAGAATGCATTGCCGTGATCGAAGGAGAATTATAAATTTTAACCTTTTTCTCATTTACACATTTTAACTATCTTCTTTTTTGTAATATTTTCCTTCTTCACCACACATATCATTTGAACTTCGTGCTGTAGAGCAATAATAGTATTCATCTCTATTAGTACCGGTAACTAACAAATTTAGTTTGCCTTTACTCGTTGGAAAAAACGAACATTTACCAAATATACCGTTACGATTATCTGATATAAAATATTTACAATTAATACATATTTTTGGTGTAATCTGTGGTGTAATCTGTGGTGTAATCTGTGGTGTAATCTGTGGTGTAATCTGTGGTGTAATCTGTGGTGTAATCTGTGCTAAAGAAATAATTGGTCGAATAATAGAAGAAAGAATTAGAATAATATTTTTCATTGTATTATATATATATTATTCTAATAATTATTTTTCATATATACGCGTTTATATGATAAAAGGTATAAAAACAAATTAAAAATAAAATTGAAAATAAGTTATTGGTTGATAGGTTATTTATATATTATAAAATCTAACTAAAATCAACTTACATAATAAAACCAACTATTATCAATACAAGAAATCATGACAACTACATCAATAGATCTTTCACAAAAATACCAAAAAAAGACAGACAAACAACACATCTTAGATAATCCTGATACGTACATCGGTTCGATTGAAGAAGTCGATACAGATGCATGGATTCTTTCTGAAACAAACGACAAAATCATTCAAAAAAATATTCGTTATATTCCTGGATTATACAAATTATTCGATGAAGGCATTGTCAATTGTCGAGATCATGTTATTCGCATGAAACAAGCTGTCGATTCCAAAATACCCAATGCAATTGAAGTATCCAACATTGACATTCAAATCGACGACGACGGAACCATAACCATGTTTAATGATGGGAATGGTATCGATGTGGAAAAACATCCAGAATATAACATTTGGATTCCGGAGATGATTTTCGGTCATTTACGCACGTCTACTAATTATGATAAAACAGAAAAAAAGATCGTTGGTGGTAAAAATGGTTTCGGGTTTAAATTAGTCTTAATTTGGTCGTCTATTGGGTCGATTGAAACAGTGGATCACGTCCGTGGATTAAAATATTGTCAAACATTTCGCAACAATCTCGACGAAATTTGTCCGCCTGTTATTACTAAATGCAAAAATAAACCATATACAAAAATCACATTCAAACCAGATTATCAACGTTTAGGGTTAGGGTTGAACGGAAAGCAAAACCTAGATCCTGACATGGTAGCTCTATTAAGGAAACGTGTTTATGATATTGCAGCAGTAACCGATAAAACAATGAAAATCAAATACAATTCGCAACCAATTCCAGTGAAAAATTTCCAACAATATATTGACATGTACATTGGAAGCAAACAAGACGCTCCGCGTGTTTATGAAGAAAATGAAACAAACGCACGGTGGGAATACGCAGTTGCACTTTCTCCAACCCATGAGTTTATCCAGGTCTCATTTGTGAATGGTATTTATACGTCAAAAGGAGGTAAACACGTTGAATATATTTTGAATCAAATCACACGTAAATTATGCGCGTTTATCGAAAAAAAGAAAAAAATCACAGTCAATCCAAATAGTATCAAAGAACAGCTCATACTGTTTTTACGATGCGATATTGAAAATCCTGCATTCGACAGTCAAACCAAGGATTTTATGAATACACCGTCCTCTAAATTCGGTTCCACCTGTACGGTAAGTGATAAATTCATTGAGAAAATTGCCAAGATGGGAGTGATGGATGCAGCATGTGCATTAACAGAGATCAAGGAAAACAAAGCAGCAAAGAAAACAGACGGTTCAAAAACAAAAACAATTCGCGGTATTCCGAAATTAATCGATGCGAACTGGGCAGGAACAGAAAAATCAGCACAATGTACAATTATATTGTGTGAGGGAGATTCAGCCAAAGCAGGTATTGTTTCTGGATTATCGTCGGAAGACAGAAATATTATTGGTGTTTATCCAATGAAGGGAAAAATTCTCAATGTTCGCGGAGAGAATACCAAGAAAATATCGGAGAACAAAGAAATCGCGGAAATAAAGAAAATCCTCGGGTTGGAATCTGGACGCAAATACAAAGATTTGCAAGACGCCCATAAAAATCTAAGATATGGTAAAGTCTTGTTTATGACAGATCAAGATGATGATGGATCCCATATCAAGGGATTGGGTATTAATATGTTTGAATGTGAATGGGGATCATTATTGGAAATTCCTGGTTTTATCGGATTCATGAATACACCGATTTTGAAAGCACGTAAAGGAAATCAAGAATTAGTATTTTACAACAATGGTGAATATGAGAGTTGGAAACAAGGCCAACAAACCCAGCAAACTGGAAGCCTAGACGGGTGGAAGATAAAATATTATAAAGGGTTAGGTACCAGTACAGGAAAAGAGTTTCGTGAATATTTCGAGAAGAAGAAAATCGTTGGTTTCGAATTTTCCGACGCTACGAGCTCAAATACAATCGATATGGTGTTTAATAAAAAGCGTTCAGATGATCGTAAAGAATGGTTGGAAAATTATGATCGCACGAGTTATTTGGACACAAGTAAATCACATGTATCCTATGATGATTTTATCAACAAAGAACTGATTCACTTTTCCAAATATGATTGTGATCGTAGTATTCCGAATTTAATGGATGGTCTAAAAATCAGTTTGAGAAAGATATTATACTCGGCGTTTAAGAAAAAATTAACAACAGAAATAAAAGTAGCGCAGTTTTCCGGTTATGTTTCAGAACATTCCGGATATCATCATGGTGAGGCCAGTTTAAATGCAGCAATTGTTGGTATGGCACAAAACTATGTGGGTTCAAACAACATAAACCTGTTGGTTCCAAGCGGTCAATTTGGAACACGTTTGCAAGGTGGAAAAGATAGTGCATCGGAAAGATATATATTCACTTATTTAAATCCAATCACACGAATGATTTATCGTGAAAATGACGATGCAATTCTAAAATATTTAGATGACGATGGGTTTTTAGTGGAACCCATATTTTATGCACCCATCATTCCAATGATTTTAGTGAATGGTACAAAGGGTATTGGTACAGGTTTTAGTACAGACATTATGTGTTATAATCCGACTGAAATCATTCAATATTTAAAGAACAAACTCGCAAACTATTCCCCAACCGCAGGTCAAGGACCCCAGGAGTTCATTCCATATTATGAAGGGTTCAAAGGAACCATTGTAAAAATACAGGGTGACGGAACAAGCACACCCAATAACACAACAAGCCCCAAGTTTTTGATAAAGGGCAAATATGAAGTAGTAGGTCCAGATAAAATACGTATCACAGAATTACCAATTGGAACGTGGACGGATGATTATAAAGAGTTTTTAGAATCATTGATTGATAGTGTTGATAAATCTGGCAAGAAAACTACGCCTATTATTAAAGATTATGATGACATGAGCAAAGATACAAGTGTCGAGTTTATTGTAACATTAACAAAAGGAAAACTCGCAGAGTTAGAATCAATCAAACACGATCATGGGTGCAATGGTATTGAGAAATCATTCAAACTTTATACAACGAATTCAACGTCGAATATGAATTTGTTTGATGCTAAAGACAAATTAAAAAAATACACTCATGTTTCAGATATTATCGATGATTATTATGTTACCAGACTGGAAATGTACCAGACAAGAAAAAATTATATGATCGATGCTATCGAAAAACTATTGGTTGTTTTATCGAATAAAACACGTTACATCAAAGAAATATTGGATGACGTTATCGATTTAAGAAAGAAATCCAAGGCGGATGTAGTTAAAATGTTAGCTGATCGAGGATATGTTTCACAAACACAACAAACACAAAACACCGAGTCAGAAAATGAAACGGAAGGATCTGGTAACACAAACACAACTGGATTCAATTATTTGATTAAGATGTCAATGGATAGTGTAACCAGTGAAAATGTAGATAAACTAACGAAAGAATATCAAAGCAAACAAACAGAATTAGAAAATAGCAAGAACAAAACAATTGAAACCATGTGGTTAGAAGAATTGAATGAATTGTTGGTGGAATACAATCAATACAAAGAGTCTCGTTCTAATAACATGGAGAGAAAGGACTCTGTAACAACCACTAAGACAGTTAAAAAGGTGCAAAAAGTTGTGAAACCAACCACAACAAACACCAAACCATTAGCACTAGAGATTGAATAAGATAAAAATAAAATATTATTTAACTTGTATTATTTGTATAATATTTTTTTCTTGTGAAAAAACTAAAACCATGGTTTTAATTCCAACTGTTTATCTGCTAAAGTGGACATTATAGGATGAGCAATAGGTACAACTAATGTACTAGCATCATGTAAGTATTGAACGTAGGCTCTTAATTCACTGTAAATTTGTTGCACACAGAAATTGATGACCATTTTATTTAATTCTACAATTTGTTCTGTGATGTTATATGGTTGATTTGCTGAATGTTCTAAAAACACACCACGCATGATGGTTTTTAATGAATCACAATCTTGATTGTCGATAATATATTTTCCATTTGTTTTATCGTATATTCCTTTGCGAATGGCATTTTGAATTATCTCTAAATTTTCTCTCGAGAAGTAAGCATTACTTAATACTGTATCTTCCCAAATTCCTTCGAGAGGATTTCTAAAAGTAGTACATTGGTGTGCAGGTATTTTATCATATAAATTAAATAAGTTTTGAGTACTAGGTGATTTAATGTCTACACGTCCATTAGAATTGTAATAGCAGTTTGATTTTAATGTCATAATTTGTTTTTGATTTCTGGTTTTATTTTAATAAAATATTATATTTTTTGGTACATATAAAAAAATATATATTAATATTTATATAATATATCTAGATATACTTATACATATAACAAATTAAAACAACATGGCTAGTTTTCAAAAAATTGTTTTGACGATTGCTATAATTATTCTTGTTATTATTTTAGTAATAATAGGATATTTATTATTAAAAAACCCTTCAGATAACACATGGCCACCAATTATTGGTCAATGTCCTGATTATTGGGTAGATTTTTCAGGAAATGGTGGAAATTGTGTTAATGTTCAATCTTTAGGAGATTGTAGTGGAAACGGATATATGAATATGAATATGAATTGTCCTGATGCAATTAATAATACACCATCTAATGGAATGAATTTTAATACTAGCACATATACGAATAGTCAAACTGGTTTATGTAGTAAATATAACTGGGCTAGTACAAATGGTATAACATGGGATGGTATTTGGCCAGATTTTCCAAATCCATGTTCATCTTCTACATCATCGAATACAACAACACAACAAACATCGTCATAATATGAAATAAATAAAAAAATATAATTTTATCATACAGATAAAATTATATTTTGTAATATATAGTGTATGTGTATGTGTATGTTATCTCAAATACAATCTTTACCAGATGAAATTATCAGAAACATAAATGAATATATACCATATGATACATTGACATGGCTATCAAAAACACATTATGACAAATATCACGCCACAATTATACAAAAACATATCAAAAAAACGGGGAAAAAACTGGATACTTATTTAAGATCCATAATTCGTTTGGATAATTATATTGCATTACAAGACATGTTGAATAATTCCGTGTTTTTTGATGTTATAAATCCTCGTGACAATTGTACCAACACAGATAAACACATCTCCAAATCTCGACATAAAATAAAATATAAAAATAAAAAATATGCGAATATCATAGATTTTTTATTCTATTTATCAATAGAAAATGAAAAGCCATCTACAAAATGTAAAAATGTTTTATTTGAATATGTAAAAAAATGAACATAAAAATAAAATGTAACATATAGTAATATGCCAAATAAATTATTCAATAAATCAGAACCTTCAAAATCAGAAACAAATAATTATATAAATAACATTAATACTATATTAGTAAGAACCAAAACAGCATGTGAAATTAAAGAAATTTTGAACAATTTTGAAAAAAACAAAGACGTTTTATCATTTAAAAAAGGTATCTATGTTTACGGACATCCAGGGATAGGAAAAACACAGTTTGTAACGGATATATTAAAAGATTTAAATTATGATATTATTATTTATAATGCAGGTGATATAAGAAATAAGTCAGTCATAGAAACTATTACAAAAGATAATATGTCTGATAAAAGCATAATGTCTTTATTTCATAAAAAAATACAAAAAAAGGCGATTATTATGGATGAGATAGATGGTATGAATAACGGGGATAAAGGTGGTATAAATGCATTAATAAAACTGATAAGGCCAAAAAAAACGAAACGTCAAAAGAGCGAAGATACTACATTAATACCAATTATTTGTATTGGTAATTATCATATTGATAAAAAAATAAACGAATTAATGAAAGTATGCAATGTATTTGAATTAAATAAACCAACAAATGAACAAATAGAAATGATATGTAATAATATTATGCCATTTATAGCCACAGATTTGAAAATAAAATTAATTCATTATATACAGGGTGATTTACGTAAATTACATAATATTTATAATATATATTGTAAAAACAACACATTGTTGAATGAATATGTAGTGGATGATATACTAAAATTAAAATCATATAACCAAGATACAAAATCGATAACAAATAACTTATTCAAAAGAAATTATTTGATCAATGATCATCTGCATGTAATGAATGAAACAGATCGTACAATAGTAGCATTATTATGGCATGAAAATATAATTGATAGGCTAGAAAAATACAATATAAATAATTCGTTACCTGTATATTTAAAAATATTAGATAATATATGTTTTGCCGATTATATAGATAGAATTACATTTCAGAAACAGATATGGATATTTAATGAAATGAGTTCATTAATAAAAACATTTTACAACAATAAAATATATCACGAATTTATAAATTTAGATGTTTGCAATACAACTCCACAAGCTAACAAACAACTTACCAAAATTACAAAAACCGTAAAAAACACAAAAACCACAAAAAACAGTTTTCCAGAAAAATCAATAATAGAACCATCTCATAATATACGTTTTACAAAAGTATTAACAAAATATTCAACCGAATACAATAACTATAATTTTATTCATAATTTATGCCAACAATTAGGAATGGATAAAAAAGATTTATTTGCTTTCTTTATTAGTTTTAAAAATAAATGCACAAATGAATCGGAGTGTTTTAATGAATTATCAAATTTGTTCGAAAATTATGAAATTAATAAATTGGACATTCAACGAATGTATCGTTATTTAGATAAATCATTTAAAGATTCTAATACTACTGATGAAGAAAGTGGATGGGAAATAGAGGAGGATATTGTTGAATTAGATTAGATGGTTGACGAATTTACCAATCATTTAGCAATCCACCCGAAAACATATCGTGTGTTAATGCACTGCTATTTCTATTGTCATTATTATATTGTTCAATTTGTTCGAAAATATCTGATTCATGTGGATGATATATCATTGTTTTGTTGTTTGTGGTTTCATTTCTATGTTTTATTATTTTTATCAATTTATCCAATAATTTTTTATTGGCTATAAACCCTTCTATTTTATTAAGCAATAGTTTGTCATTTATAAATTCTTCTATGGTATTATTATATCGTTCATCAAAACCGTGTAATTTTCTATAATATTTTTTATCTATACTATCTAAACTATTCACA